CCAGCATCGTTTAAATCTATGTATGATATACCACCAATATTAAATCTAAGTCTATCATTTGTAAAATTAAGATAAGTGTTAGCATCATCTGCATGATAGATGTATTGACCAACATAAAAATTACTCGCACTTATGTTTCCACTTGCAGTTATATGAGTAACTCCCATTAAAGCACCACTTGCACTTATATTACCTTCTACTGTTAGTGCTTCGGTTGGAACACCTGTTCCTACACCTACCTTCATTTCACTAGCATCAAGTCTTAATAAGTTATTGTTTGAACCAACAGCTCCTCTGAATATAATATCAGTATCAGTATTATTATCATTGAAGGTAAGTTTATTAATATCAGCATCTACCTGCCATGCATGTATAAAGTTTACACCACCAGCATTTATCTGAACTTTATCACCAGTTGGAAAATTTAAATAGGTATTATCATTGTTATCAGAATGATAAAAACCATCCGCAGCATATACTTTCTCTGCTGAGAGTGTTCCAGATGCACTTATGTTACCTGATACTGTTAAACGTTCGTCTGGGCTAGTTATACCACCTATACCAACCTTACCTGTACTAGCATCGGTCATTAGGACAGTATTGTCATTCAGGCTGTTGGATCCATTATCCTTAATATAAAAGTCCACGTTGTTGGATCCATTATTAACGGTGACTCGATGAGGAGCAGAAGACTTTTTATGTACCCCAAACATATCAAGAGCACCGGCGGTCAATCTTATCCTACAATCAGAAAAGTTAATGTATGTATTTGAACTGTCGTTGTGATGGATTTTATCTGTAACGCCAATGGAACCATCTACATCAAGTTTATAAGTAGGATCAGTTGTTCCAATACCAACACTACCGCTAGCATAAATGTTTGTAACACAAGCACTAGGTGATACCATAACTGTACTACCACAGACCGTTGCACCACATACGCTACTGTAACCACATACATTTGTAGCTGATAATAAAGGTGTTGTAACGCAACTAGTACTAGTAACAGTAGGTGTATTAACACTCGTTGTACCACACACAAGAGGAGATAATACACTTGTTGTACCACAGACATTCGCACCACGTACTAGTGTTGTCCCACATAAATCTGTTCCAGTTAAGCTACCGTTTAATGTAACATTATCATTAAAAGTAATTTCACTACCACCAGTTAAGGAGTTAAATGCATCAGCACAAACTGTACCAGATGCACTTATGTTGCCAGATACTGTAAGAGCTTCAGTCGGGTTAGTTATCCCTATACCAACATAACCACCTGACAAGATACGCATTCTCTCTGCACTAGCTGTATAAAAGAATAATGTATCATCATCAGAAGTCTTTTCAGTACTAACATATGTGTCTTGATCAACATCAATAACACCACCTAAGCCTTGCCAGTTACTATTATTATATCCTTCAAATTGATTAGTGGAAGTGTTAAGGCGCAACATACCATCAGCTGCAGTTGGCCGTTGTGCTGTAGTACCTACTGGAATTTGAATTACTCCAGTACCTGTAAAATACCCATCAACAGATGATAAACTAGTTGAAGAAATAGAACCGTATACGGTTAGTCCATCTATACTATTCGATGTAACTGCCCCTCCTATTACAGTTTTACCATCCTCTGCTACAGCAAACTTAACATCTCCGTCTCCATTATATAATTGAAATTTATGAAACGAACCATCATCATCAGTATCTAGATATACATTGACATTTTTATCAGATTTTATAGCAAGGTTTTGATTGGGTGTACTACTTAATAATGGTGTAACTAAAGAGCCAGAAAAATCACCAACCACACTACTTAAAGTACCAGCTTCAGTTACATTTAATGCATCACCGCATCCTGTAGCGATAGTGAGCGCGCTGCACGTGCTTGAGGTACCGAGAGTCTCAACTAATAACCCATTGGTATTTAAGAGGTTAGAACTATTACAACTGTCACCTGACTTAACATGAAGCCTTGCCGAAGCACCCTCTGCATATGTGGTACCACCAATAACTGTATTATTGAGTATACCTACACAATCTTTAAAAATAAATTGTTTATTAGCCATAAGTTTCCACTATCCACTTACCTAATTATTTAATAGAAACGAACTAAACTTGTGTGGTATGTAGCTGAGTTATTGTACCAATAAAATGAACGAACCCCTCCGTTGGGGACGCAGCTGTAGCTCTAATCTCTACATTAGACCCATTAACAACCGCAGAATAGGTTGAAATTGGTTCTTCACCAACGTAAGAAATGGCACCCTGTGTGAGGTCTGCTGTGGTTCCATTATGTATAAACAATAGTTCTGATATTTCTGCAAGGTTTACATCTGGATTTGTACCACCGATTCCAACACCAACAGCTTGAATAAGGACTTTACCAGATCTATATTTTGCGATCGGTATACTAAAAAGAGCGGATGTACCACCATGACCAACATTAGCAAAACTAGATTGCATTGTTACACCACCGGTACTCCATTGGTCGGATGTGGCACCAACAGACTGCCCTGAATCAAGCATAAGCTCATCTGCTGATGTTGTACCAGCTATAGTTAAATCAGAATACGTCGCATCTGTAATGTTTCCGTAGAAATTATCTGCACTAATACTAGGAGAACTAACAGAGTTAGTAGCAGTAACATCAACTGGCTCAAACGTTCCGGCAGTAAATGTACCAGAAGCATCAATATCAATAGCAGATAAATTACCAGAAGTAGCATCAATATTCTGCCCTACTACTAGTCCTTTTTTTACACGAAAATCTTTACTAACTGGCATATAATTATTTATCTCCTAATAGCCAGATAAGTCTCCATAGTCTTTAATATCCCATCCGTGACTTTGAGTTAATAAATCAATCACATAATCATCAGTCATAGGTTTATTATAGTCTAAATTATATACTTGTACATTAGTATCTGCTTTATAGTCACAATCAGCTATACCTATACCTATAAAATTTCTAACATTATCATTAGAGGTAGGGTAAGTAATAATTAAAGTATCACCATTCTCCAAATAACCTTTATATAGAGCTATATGAGTATGAGACATTTTCATTAAAGAAGTTACTATTACCTTTTGTGGGAAGCCAAGAGTTGCTTCTTTAGGTTGATACTTCTTGAGAGTGTTAAACCAAAAATCTTCTGGTGTATCTCCTGTATCAAAATACATCATAATCGAAGTTCAATTACTTTCTCATGACCAACAATAACCTCTGGATGTGCATACACATCAATATTTAATTTATTAAGTTTTAAACATAAGGTTACATCTTCCATAGAATAATCTTTACAATCTTTAATCTGTAAATATGTTGGTTCAAACCAAGGGTATTGTAATTGTTCGAACACTCCGTGTTTAAATAAAAGAAAACCAAAACCTATATATTCTACTTTAAATGGTAGTAACCTTGAGCGAATTTCATCTTTCTGTAAAAACTCAAATGAACCATTTTGTTCGAAATAATCTTCATCCCAATACTCAACAGCAGCAAATTGTCTATTATTAGACATAAGATATAATCCAGATATTACATCTGTATCTTCTTTATATAGTTTGTGAAAATCTTCAGGCGTGAATATTATATCATTATCAATCCATAAAATATAATCATACTCCATACCATCAAATGGCTTTTGATCAATTCCCTTTTTAGGTGAACCTAGTAAGCATTTGTTTCGAACTTCGTAAATGTTACGAGTATACGCATTACAAAAAAATACCTTAAATCCTTTTTTATTTAAATGTTGTACGAGAGTTGTCAAACATTTTATAAAAGCACTAGAAAAGGAATCACCTGGTGTACATATAATCAGTTTTTTATTCATGCGTCTTTACAAAATTAAAATTACCTTGCTGTAAATCAATTTCTTTATCTATTATTAAATCTATATTTTGTTCTTTTATTCGTCGACAGATATCGATATCTATAAATTGCTGCTCAGTTTCATTTACACTAACATGAGGACGAAACCACGGGTATTCTAATTCTTCAAATACTCCTTTACCTATAAAAACAAAATCAAATTCTAAATACTCAGCAGTAATATAATCATCATCTTCTTTAAGAGCCTTATATCTTCCATCCAATCTCCCAGATAAAAATTTGTAATCTTTAAACTTATTATATAATTTAACAAATTGTGTTGGAGAGAAGATGATTTTGTTACTCAAGAAAACTAAAATATCATACTTGATTTGACTCTGATATGGAACTTGTTTTGGACCAGCAAGTACATTACCACCTATACACATTTGCTTTGCATAAAAAGCATTACAGCTAGTATGATTAGAAACATAATAATTAATTCCAGTTTTATTTAAATACGTAGATAAGTTAATCCAAGATTTTAAAAACTCTCCACTATAATGTTAATCAAAAAGATTAAAGACGACAGTCATTCCCGTACGAATATTTACAGGAATTTTTTAAGAAACAACTAATTCTTCTTGAACTTACTTCCCTTATCAATAGCAAAATTAGCTCTACTAAACTCTAACCGATCAACAAACTTAACAGCGTTACCAGTCGCATCTATAGCTACATATCCTTCTGGATCTGTTACTACTAAATCACCATTCGGCTCAAACAAATAATTCTTCATACCAACTTCACGCATCATATTATTATACTTTTGTATAAAGATATCTTTTGCTTGCTTTACTACTTTCTGAAACTCAAACACTGCAAATATATCTTCTTTAGCACTATCAATTAATCCTAATAATGTTGCTTTATTGTTCGCGGCCTTCTCTTGACCACCAGGGCTTTTAAGAGTTGCTATTTGTTTATCTAATCTACCAGCGAACCACTCTACAAAATTCTGAAAAGATACTGCAGTGTCACTCAAAAACTCTCCCTGTCTTATTTCAGTATTAATATAAGTGTTTAAGTTTGCTAATAATTTGTCGGTCGCTTTATTAAAATCTATCTTCTGTAAATTCTCTTTAGCGCTATTAACTAAACTCTTTACTACTTGTGTCTCTTCGCCTGTTAATGTAACATGACCAGCATCATTTTCAAAATAAGCATCTTTAACATAAACATCTGCACCAGGATTTAAATTTGCTACATCAACACCGAACTTTTTAGTAGAGAATCTTGGATAGCCTTGCTCATCTAAGCTAATATCATACTCCGTATGAAATACAATACCAATTTTTGAATTTACTATCTTTTGACCCTCTTCGCTATCAGTTGGCACTGCATAAGCAATTGTATTAGGTTTAAATATAACATGCTCTACTCCATCAATAGTATTAACCTCTTTTATCTCATCATCAAATAAAAAATCACCTTGATAAGCAGAATTAAATCTTAAATTCTTAAAATGAACAAATGTTTGAACTAGTTTATCAACTAAGCCAGGAGCTTCAGCATGATTCCTTCTAATATCATCAATTGAATAATTAAGCTTAGGTACTTTATTAAAAACAGACTTACTACCTACAAAGAAATTACCGTTAGGATCTGATCCCATCACTACAGCAGGCGCTCCATCATATTTAACTGTAGCATTCACTGCACGAGGTGTATTACTATCTAATACCTCTGTTAAAGCTTCCAAATAATTAATTGCTCTTACGGCTCCTTCGTTTTGATTAGTGAGAATGAGCTCTTCTAAATGAGTCAAATGTTTATTTGGCCCAGCAGCTTCATGTAGTAGAAAATATTTTTTAAATTTTAACATTTTAATTGTTCATTGGGTTCTCATCACTCGGTCTGTATATATTAACTCTAATTCCCATATCACGCTTTAACCAAGTATCACAAAACCCTTCTTCTATTAGATACTTTACAATCTTATTCGGAATTCTATCTCCATTAATAACATTTTCATCATCAAAGATACCAATAACATAAGGCATAATTTTTACCCTATACCCCATGACATGTGTATCATATAATCCTAGTACTGCCATTGTTATGTTTTATCTCCTAATCTAAATCTTGTTGCGCTTTCATCTAGGCTAAAATTATACCACCCGTTCTCGACAATAAATTTAATAAATTGAATTGGGTTACCAGTATTTAACATATATCGAGTCTGATAAATAGAGTGCTGTAGATTTGGTTTCGCGCCATAGT